AATGTGCATCCAGCGTGGGGTGTTTTTGGGTGTAGCTTAGTAACTAAAAAAGCATTCGATACAATAGGATATTTCAATACTGATCAGGATCCATACGGAATGCAGGATAGTGATTATTCGTATCGCTTACATAAAGCAGGCTTTTTGAATTATTACATTCATGGCATGAATTCGTCCCATGTAGGGGCGGATGTTGGCAGTGGCTCTGAATATAGGAAAATGAAAGATGAAGGGTTGAATAAGGCGGGTGCGATTTACAATAAATGGTGCAGGATTTATGATAGCGGAAAATTGTATTTACCTTATGAGCAAGAGAATTACATTATCGAAATGAATCAAATGCAATGAACAACAAACAAACTTTTGTAAAATATGAGAATGAGTGGATGACTGTTCGTAATGGATTCCTAAGAGATTTGACAATGGAATGTAAAAACGAGGTTGAGCGTATTTATAAAGAGGAGATTGATACTAACTGGCTTCCGAATAAATGGTGCAAAGCCTGTTACTTTGATGCGATTAGGAGATTAATCATTAAATTTGGATTATAATGCCATTACCGAATAAGAACGAAACGAAAGACGATTATCTGCAACGCTGCATGGGAAGTAGTGAAATGCAGAAGTACGATCCTGAGCAACGATACGCCGTTTGCAATTCGTATTGGAAGGAGGAGAAACTAAGGAATATATTTAGTAAAGAAGCAAAAACGATATTTGATAATGGAAAGGGAACTAAATGAAAAGCAGGAGCTTTTTTGTAAAAATTATGTGAGTAAAGATTTTTTCGGAAGCGGTGTGGAAAGTTATGCAGCCGCTTATGGTTTGGATTTAACGAACCAAAAAGATTACAATAATGCAAAGGTTGCTGCGAGTAAATTGTTAACAAATTCAAACATTCTTTCACGTATCAATGAGGAATTGGATGCTGCTGGGTTGAATGATAATTTCGTGGATAAGCAATTGCTTTTTGCCATTACTCAAAATGCTGATTTAAGTTCAAAGGTTAGGGCAATTCAGGAATACAACAAACTGAAACAAAGAATTATCGAGAAGCTTGAAACCAAAAACAATAACAAAATAACCGTTGAATATGTTAGTGCGGCTCCCGGAACTTCACACGAACCAGAAGAAGATAAGGCAGGAGGCTAAGCGCTTCAACGTCCTCGATTGCGGCCGTAGGTGGGGCAAGTCAAAACTGAGTATCAACCTTTTGGTTGAGGGCGCATTGGAAGGCTATCCTGTGGGTTATTTTGCCCCGACATACAAACTACTTGAGGGAACGTTCAAAGAGTGCTATAATGCCTTGGAACAGGTAATAAAGCGAAAGCATGATCAGCAGTTTATTGAATTGGTTACGGGCGGGATTATTGAGTTTTGGAGTTTGGATAACCCGAACGCTGGCAGATCACGAAAATATAAGGTGGCGATTGTGGACGAGGCGGCATTCGTGAAAGACCTTTGGGAAGCGTGGACACAAAGCATTAGACCTACCTTAACGGACTTAAAGGGCGGGGCGTGGTTTATGTCAACCCCAAAAGGGAAGAACGATTTTTACAAGCTCTGGATGCGTGGGCAGACGGGTGAAGAGGGATGGGCAAGCTGGCAGATGCCGACAAGCACAAACCCTTTTATTGATATTTCAGAGATATGGTCCGCTGAAAAGGATTTGCCTGCATTGGCATTTAAACAGGAGTACCTTGCGGAGTTTAACGATAACGTGGCGAATCCTTTTGGCTTTCAGTTCATCAAACAATGTACTATGCCAATGAGTACGGAGCCTGCCGTTTGTTACGGCGTGGATTTAGCGAAGTCGTTTGACTGGACGGTTATTATTGGATTAGATAGATTTGGGCAAGTGAGTTATTTAGAGCGCTTTCAAAAGGACTGGAATATAACAAAGCAGATAGTAACGCAACTACCAAAAGCACCGATTAAAGTCGATAGTACGGGCGTAGGGGATCCGATTGTGGAAGACCTGCAAAGGCAAAGACCGAATGTGTTTGGGTTTAAATATTCTGCAAGCTCAAAGCAGCAGTTAATGGAGGGTTTGCAATCGGCAATCCATCAAAGGAAGGTCGGCTTCCCGGAAGGGGTTATTACAAAAGAGCTGGAGAGTTTTGAATATGAGTACACGCGAACGGGGGTGAGGTTCAATGCACCTACTGGTATGCATGATGATTGCGTGAATGCCTTGGCGTTGGCATGGGCGCAATTTATGGAAAGGAAGCACGATGTAAAATACGTTTTTATATGACATGGAATGATTTAACGGTAGGGCAGTATCAGAGGATATACCCAATTATTACAAGCGATATATCTGATGAAAGTAAGTTACAGCAGATAGTAATGGAGCTTGAGGGTAAGGAATGCACAGCAGGTAACTTAGAACGAAAGATAGGTGAATATGCTTTTTTATCTCAGATGGATATTAAGCCTAAGGCAATGAAGCGTTTTAATGTTGGTGGTAGATGGTATCGGTTCAATTACGACATAGAGAAAATGCCAGCGGCAAGGTACGTTGAGGTTAAAACGTTCATGGGCGGTGACTTTGTCAATAACATGCACATGATCATGGCTTCCGCTGTTGTGCCTATAAAGCGCAAATGGTTTAGATTTGTGGATACTAAGTACGAATCTGACAATCATAGCTTTTATGCTAAGGATATGCAGGATGCTAATTTTATTGATTGCTATAATTCACTGGTTTTTTTTTATCTAAGATTAGCTCCTTTGACAAAAAATTCCCTTCCCTTTATGAGGAAAAGCCACAAGATGAAGAAGGCAATGAAGAAAGCGGAGGAGATACTTTTACAAAGTATTACGGATGGATATTCGCCACAGAGAAGGTTGCCGAGCTTGAGCGCATAACATTGGAGCAGGCTTACGACCTAAGCACTTTACAATATTTGAATGATTTGGTTTACATAAATGAAAAGCAAAAGAATGAAAAGCGCATGATGGAGGAGCTCAATAATAAATATAAAATAAAATAGGTTGGTTTATACATGGCAAACATTTATCCCCCCGCTTATTCTTAGGCAGGGGTTTTGTTTTTTAGGTATTTAAGTATATGGCAGACGCTTTATCAGGGTTAGGTGAAACAAAGAGTGGGTTTGAGCCGCTTGATTTAAGCGCTATTGAAAAGGTTTTGTTTGAATACGCTGCGGAGTTTCAGAAAATGGCTTCAAGGCAGCTAAGGCGCGCCAACAAAATAAGCACAGGTAAACTTGAGGATTCGATTAGTTTTGAGGTAACTGAAACGGACGCAGGTTTTGAATTAGCCTTAAAAGTATTAGATTACTATAAATTCGTAGATCAAGGTGTTAGGGGTGCTGGTGCAAATAGTAAAAACAACACTTCGCCGTATAAGTATCGGGATAAGATGCCTCCTATAAAGGAGATTCTTAAATGGATAAAACAAAAGGGATCATTAAAGGCAAGTGCTGAAGATCAAAAACGGGGGTTAAGTAAAGCTCAAAAATCAAGTAGGGCATTAAGGGCGGCAGCAAAAAAGTTAAAACCTAAAACTTTGGCTTTTCTTATTGCTCGTAAGATACAGCAGCGAGGGTTGCCTTATACTGGTTTTTGGGAGCGCAGTTTTGAGCAAACTTTTAAAGGCTTAGATGTTAAGCTGGCTGAGGTTACAGGGTTAAATATTAGGACTAATTTTGATGAATTAATTAAAGAAATAAAAAGTAGATAATGGCAATTACAGTAAAGCAAGCGCCTCAGGCGTCTGGTTATGTTTCAGCACATGAGGACGTGTGGCATTTAGTGGATAGCACTAATAAGAGCACTCCGGGGTTTAAATATGTTTTTTACATCAAAAAAAACGAGGTGACACTTGCGAAGATTGTCAATTCGCCGTATAGTGCATCTAATTTATTAGGGGCGTTAAATGTTGGTAATATAGTGAGGACTTTGCCAAAATTCTCAAGTTTATATGATTTAGCGCTTCCGGGAGATTTCAGGGTAAGTCAAGCTGACTATACAAGTTTTGGTGAGGATTATTTTTTCTCAAATTATGAAGTCTGGTATAGTGAGATATGTGGAACGGTTGAGACGTATAGTACGTCAGGAGAATATAGTGTTTACAATACATATAATAGACATCCGCTACATAATGCGGATTTGGAATTAAATAATGATTATAAATCATTTCTCACTAATAGACCAGATACGAGTTCTTACTATGTAGGTGAGCCGATTGTAATTTGCATGAAAACAAAATTAAATTCATTAAAAGCGAGTTTTTTTATACAAAATGGTTCAGAAACAAGAACTTACTCGTTTGATCCGTTTTCATCTGGATTTGGTTATAGTAGATTGAATTTAAACGGATTTAATCAAAATGAAGCAAGCATTAAAGCATATACATCAGTAGGAGGAATAACAACAGATTATCAAACTAAGAAGTTTATAAAAAAATGTTCAAAGTATGAAGTATATACTTTAATATTTATAAATGCTTTCGGATGCTGGGATAGTTTTACATTTCATTCAGGCGAAATAATAACCGAAAACGAAAAGAAGAGATACGACTTAAACAACTGGAAAATTTATGCCGTAGGAGAAAATAACTATATTTCTGATAGAGAATATAATAGTTCCGTTTATAATGAAAAAACAAGCACGTATGCTACGGAGTTTAAAACCAAAATGAAACTTACTTCTGACATTTTAAACTCTGAAGAATACAAATGGCTTTTTGAATTGATAGTTTCTCCTTTGGTTTATATTTATGATAAAAACAATATCGCGTTGCATCCAGTTCATATAACGGATACAAACTATCAAATAAAAAATAGTCTTAAAAACAAATCGGAATTTCTTGAGGTTAATATTGAAATTGATAAACAAAATACTCAATTCAGATGATTTACGAACTCTTCTTATCTGGGCAACTTGTAGACATACGGCAGGATTTAGGCGTACAGTTGAGCTATACTATTGACGATATTAATAAGTACGGCAGCCGCGATACATCATTCAGTAAAACAATAGTATTGCCCGGAACTTCAAGAAACAATTCTGTCTTTGGGTTTATAAACGAAATAGGATCTTCTAATGATTATAATTTTAATTTAGATAATATAAATTACAATTTCAACGTAGCGCAACCTACTCCGTGCGAATTAAGGGCAAACGGGTTATTGTTAATGAAAGGTATTTTCAGGCTGACTGGCATTACAAGAACAAAAAACTCATTCGATTATGAGGGTAGTGTTTTCGGTGAGTTGGGCGGCTTTATATCTGAGATAAACGGCAAAAGATTAGAGCAGCTTAATTTCGGCGAATATGATCACAATTACACGGTTTCAAATATAACTAACAGCTGGAATAGTATTAACGGCGACGGGTATTATTACCCTTTGATAGATTACGGCACGTATAGCGATACTAAAAAAGATTATGAATTACAAACTTTCAGACCTGCTATATACGTGAAGGAGTATCTGGATAAAATGTTTGCGAATACTAATTATGTTTATGAGTCAAATTTTTTAAACAGTAATTTTTTTAAATCGTTAATCGTACCTAATAACACTAAGGAGCTAAGGACGTCAAATAGTGTGCAGTTTATTGCTAATTCTTCAACATCTACTAATTCGGAAAATGCAACTATTAACTTTCAGGAAGTTAGCAAAGCAGGGGATTTTATAACTAC